ACGCAAGGTCACTTTTTTCTATGGCGTAGGCTAAGTGTTATTGCCCTTTACAGGATAAATCACATTGCCCTACGACATAGTATCCTTGACCTTGCCTCTTTATTATAGCTGGCATTACTCTACATTGCAAGCCTAAATATCCTTCTGACATCCTAATTTAAGCTGATTCCCTGACTCGATTCCGCCCGGCTTTTTAACTCCATACAGTTGAGGAATTTTTGTTACGTCAACTATAGACTCCTTTCTTAGATAGGGCATTTAAGTAGTTCCCTTTGCATCCGGTATATGAATCACTTCACCTGGCTTAGTAGAAAAGAGTTTATCGAATAGGATTTGATTCCTCTTCTTGGCATCCGCAAGGAGTTTGGAATAGGAGATGACCTCAATATATTCATGCCGGAATTGATTAAAACCGGTATATCCAAGATTATCCGCTGTGGGTAGCAAACTGCTGTTCAAACAATGGGTGCGCATCTTATCTGTCAAGTCGCATATGACATAACATCTAAAAAGGGTGCCATCCGTAATGGTAAATGCTTGGCCATTCGCTTTTACTTTTTTCCCTGACCGAATAAGATCAACATACTCACCGACCTGATTGATAGGGTTTTTGCTGTCGTTATCCGGTTTCTTGAACTCTACAATTGTTACAGTTGTAAACGGCTCATCGCTATCGGAATAGGCAAATGCTCGATCAAAAATTGCAATATCTGGCTCTTTTCTGCTACTGCTGTCGATTATTGGCATTGACTTCAAAGTTTTATCTGAAGCTAAGTACCTGTGGTAAGCAAGCCTTTCGTCAACAATCCAAAGATTCATTTCTTCAAATGTTATATCATCAGATGTATGCCGCATTGGACAAATCAAAGAGTGAATAACATCCTCTTTTTTGAAACTACCATCATTCTGTACCGTAAGCGCATTATCGAGCAAATTTAAAAGGGTTTTCCGCCTTGTCACATACTCAGCCAGAGCGGTTTTGCTAATTTCAGTAACAGAAGCCCAATACTTTTCATATAAGGCTTGATAAGTTGTATCTTTCTCTGAGGCCGCCTCCTTTGCTGCTTTCTCTAATCGTATTGCTTGTTTTTTGATTTCCATTTCCCATATTTGAACCCCTTTGTGGAGTTCAAGTTCCAATGCATCAGGCTTTAGACCGGCTGGAATATTGTCATAGACCTCCGGCCTCATTTGCAGCAAATAGCGATAAGTAGGGCGATCTTGCTGTACAAAATCGTTTATTTGTTGCCGCTTTTCCTTCCTTATGTCAGATAAATAGTCCGCCAAATATCCTTTAATGTACTCCATCGCCGCAGTTAGAATAGATTCCTCTCCAGTTCCAAAAAAAGAAATCTGGTCGTAGTTTTCATCAAAATTAAATTCTGTCCTCGTTGAATTAACTCTGGAATCTAAATAGTCACTAACAATATATCCTACATAGAAGAAACCGCTCGAACCATCTTTTGGAACGATTTTCTTTTGTAAATCTGGGATATATTTTTTTAACTCGACAGAACGAACCTCCTGCATATTTGCACACAAATGCAACTCGTGCCCAGAAAAGCCTTCTGGTAAACGCAAATGATATATGGTAAATTTTGTGTCTTTGATTAAAAAATGATCTTGGTGCAGAGAATCTTTTACATTTTCTTCGTAGTATTGATTTAGATTTATTGGGATAGATTCATCATCCAAAAGAATGATTTTAGGACACTTACCAGAAATAAAGAACGGAAGACAATGCTCAATGATTCGTTTTGCAACCACTTCTAATTCGACTGGTGCGGTATTTTGATAGTTAGTATGGAAATTGTTTAATCGAATAGTAGTAGCAAGTTCTTGCGTAGATGTTTCAAATTGATTATTTTCCGGCGAGATACCATCTGAAGTAAAGAGAAATTCTCTGCAAAAAAAGGACTCACCTTCTGCAAAAACACTTTTGATTTCAACAGAATCAAATGCCTTCAACCAAAGAAATCTTCCTATACCCTTGCAACCTTTCTGTACCTTTAATGTAGAATATGCAGTATTAAAGGACTTATAATTCTCGTCATTTAACCCCACACCATTGTCCGTAACAGAAAAAGACTCAAAACGTTCAAGGGGTTCTTTTTGTTCCAATCCACATTGAGTAGATGGTTTTCTATATGCTCGAATAACTATCTTGCCACAATTTTGATTAGGTGAATCTTCAATCGACTGAATAGAATTAACAACTGCTTCAAATAGTGGCCAAAGGGCTTTTGAATCTGCAAGATGCATTGTATTTAGCTGGCCCTTGATGTCAAACAAAAAAGCCATGATTATCCTCCCATAATACCGAATCGAAGAATATAGCATATATAATTGGCGAGCAGAGGTCAAAAATCAAGTGTTCAGTTACATTTTCCGTCGTAATATGAGTCAAGACAAAGCTGAAATGGCTAAATCGTCTCAATCAAGCAGTCGAGGATAGCTTCGATCTTGCGTTGCTTCTCCAAGTCCAGCCCTCCCAGCTTCTCCGCCAGAGGTGTCCATCGAATGGGAGTGTCTGTTGCAATGTACGCTGCCAGAATGGAGTCAGCACCAGTCCCAAGGGCATTGCAAATGTCGATCAAGGTGGGCAGGGCAGGCATCAGCAACCCACGCTCGATCCGTGAGATCGAGTTGGAGGCAACGTTCGTTATCTCGGCAAGCTGCTCCTGGGTCATGCCTCGCTCCTTGCGTATGCGCTGTATTGCCTGTCCACCCTGCTTGAAATCCACTGCTATCCCTCCTGCGTCGATGTTTCATTTGTATTATGAGCGAATTAGACGTGTTAAATCCAGAACGCTATGGACAAAACTCGACGTATAGAGTATAATTGAGCGAAACTCTTTGTGGAGGTGAACCTCTATGCTGGATGACTGTTGCGCCTTCACCGGCCATCGTCCGCACAAGCTCCCGTGGCGGTACAACGAATACGATAGTCGATGTGTAGCATTGAAAGTCGCACTGACAGAGCAGATTACAAAGCTGACTGAGGCCGGGATAACAGACTTCTACAGTGGCGGCGCAGATGGGGTAGACTGCTGGGCGGCCTTGATTGTCCTGAAACTGAGGGAAAAGAATCCTGCGCTGAAGCTCCATCTGATCTTACCCCATGAAGGACAAGCTGACAGGTGGGGTGATTCAGCACAGGAGCGGTATCGCTCGATTTTGAGGCAGGCCGATTCTGTGGAGTATGTAAGCCAGGAGTATTATGAGGGATGTATGCTTGATCGGAATCATCGGCTGGTGGAAGCTGCTGGGGTGTTGCTGGCTGTCTACAACGGAGAGCGGAGGGGAGGGACTGCGGCAACGGTGCGATACGCTCAAAAGCTGGGGAAAAAGATTATAATTCTCGACCCAGTTTCGCTGAAAATCGAAGATAAATAGGACGTATGAGTGATGGCGGTAGATATATATTCTTCTCATAATAAAGCAAACCTCCCTATGCTGCTCATGTGCAGCACAGGAAGGTTTGTTTTCGTTGATGATGAAAAGAGGTGACTACAAATGCCTATACCGTCCAGTCCAGTAAAATCGGTTATTTATCCAGAGCGAGTAAAGTTGGAAAACCATTGTTGTGCAGCAGACTATCGGTTTCCCAAATGTCCTTTTCATGGCTGACAGCAAACAGAATGACAGCATCCCGCGCTACCCGTGCGTACAGTTCGCTGTAACCGCCCAGCTTCAGCGTCCTTTGGGTTTCCTCAACCGGAAGATGGAGGCCAAACGTAATAGCGATCAGCTTGTCTCTGGAGGGCTTTTTCTCTCCGTTGAAAATCTGGTAGACGTATGCTTTTTCAAGGCCGGAATCACGAACTACATCAGAACGCCGGAGGTTCCTTTGTTTGAGCAGAGCCATTAAATACTCCGAAAGGGTCATATAGAGCATATTATTCTGATTCGTTGCCAGAAAACTCGCAATACTCTCTGCACCCAAAAGATTTCGATTGGATTTGTACGACGTTTCTCCCATACACACCCCTCCATAGATTGGATATTGAAATTATACCAGATACCACGGAGCAAAGAAAGGGGGAAGATAAAAATTTGCAAAAGTCTACTGGCGGTTGACTACAGAAGAAGGATAGCCTGCTATAATGAGAACCAACAGACGGGAGCCAATATTTTGAATAACCAGAAGGGAGAAACGCAATGACCTATGTTATTTCAGATATTCATGGCTGTTATGACAAGTACCGGCAACTGCTGAGCGTTATTCGCTTTTGCCCCGAAGATACGCTGTACGTCCTGGGCGATGTCATTGACCGTGGCCCGGATGGATTCAAGATTTTGCTGGATATGGCTCAGCGGCCCAATGTGGTAGGATTGATGGGAAACCACGAGACAATGGCGATCCAAGCACTCCCCGGTATCATGCGTAACGTCCGGCAAATCAGGAAAACAGCTTTGACTAAGGATGAAACGGAGGCTCTGAAACTGTGGTTCCGTAATGGTGGAGAGCTGTCTTTAGCAGACTTTCTCTGGCTGAACGATGAACCATCACAAATTGTTTGGGAGTATATGAGGAAAATGCCGCTCTACCGGGAAGTAGAGATTGGAGGGCGGTGCTTCGTTCTCGTACATGGAGGATTGGACAACTTTTCTCCCTCTCGGCCCTTATCTGACTATGAGCCGAATGAGATTCTTTGGTGCCGTCCTGAGCCGGATACCGTTTACTACCCAGATAAGTACGTTGTTGTTGGACACACACCTGTTCAGCTCCTTGCGGTGGAAGATGACAAGGAAGATACTCCGGCAAAGATCTATCATAACGGAAATTTGATCGACATCGACTGTGGCTGTGCATTTCAAGGCGGCTGGTTAGGATGCCTGTGCTTAGACACGATGGAGGAATTTTATGTTTGAGAGAGAAACCTTTACTGTCCAACTCACCGACCCATTGCTGTATGACAGGCTGCGGACGCTTTCTGCCGAGTACAATTTGTCCGTCGAGTACCTTGTCAATATGGCTGTGCGGCGGTTGATGGATGATGTTGACTTTGTAAGAAGTCTCCGCATTGGAAAAGAAACGGAAGGGGGGTAGTCCGCTACACCCCCTCCCCGTCAAAATATGTGAAGATTGTTCGCAGTACATTGATTGCCATCTGCTTGCGCTCCAAGGGCTGCTGATCCATGATCTGCTTGAACTGCTCCATGATGTTGGCATCGCTGTCGGACACGGAATCAGATAACAGGTAGTCCACAGTCACGCCAAGACGGTTGACGAGCCGCACCAGAGTATCCAGCGTAAGGCTCCGCTCTCCTCGCTCAATTGCGCCCATGTAGGTATCTGATATATCAATAGCCTCTGCAAGCTGGGCTTGGGTGAGGTTTAGCCGTAAGCGTTCTTCTCTGATCCGCTCTCCTAACCTCTTATAGTCCATACGATCACCCCCTAATTATTTTACCTGCATAGATATACAGGAAGAAATATCGAAAAGGGGTATTTATATTGACTAAAAGGGGCGATTGGGATATAATAAAAAGAAAGATGAGGGACGCAGGACGAACATCAGCAGGAAAATCTATTACAGACAACTTTATTATCTGAACTGATAGAAGGAGTTTTTCCATGATTGAAGATTTTGTGAAAATACTTGCTCTTGGGTACTTTGGCTTAGAGGTAGAAAAAAAGCTGGGAGAAAAACGCAAGAGGCAAGAAAAGGAGTGGAAGGAAGTCTTACAAAAACTAAAAAGCATTGTCTTTATTGTATATGATGGTAAGGCCCCATATGACGCAGCCCAAAATATATCAAAATACATATATGCTTCAGAGCCCAGTTATCAGATTGCCGTTATGGACTCCGAGGAATTTTGCAGAGAATATCTTGAACCTATGAAAAAATTAGGGAAAAACTTTCCCAGGACAATAATTGTTGGGCATCACGAATTTGCGAAAAGACAAACGGAGCGCGTTGATCTGATATACGATAGTCATGGGCTGAAAATCGGAAGGAAAGATGGCCTGTATGTGCTGAGAGCCTGCCGTTCAGACTTGGGATATGGGCGAAAAGGCCGCGAAGCATTTGCTGCGTATTATGACAGCGAAATCTCCAAGTTCGATAAAGAAGTGCTTGAAAAGTATGGAGTTCCCATGACTTTTGGCCTACGGGATGAAACCCGCAAATCACAATATGATCTGCTATGGCTCGAATTTATTCCCTATTTACACGGAATGTTCTTATCGGATAAAATTGAGGTTGTGGGCACAACTCCGGAAGGAGAGCTGCGGATGCGCGTGAGAAATCCTTCACACAAGTAAATTCAAGGATATATCAAATAAGGCCTTGAAGCATAAATGTGAAACAAATTTAAGCAAAGGAGTTTTTTAACATGGGCGAAGGCAAGGATGCAAATGTTCAATTAGAGTTGGCAGAGAAGGGGATTCAAGTTGCAAAGCAGGTAGAGATGATTGATGCGGTTGATAGAAATGCCGCGAAAATTGTAGATGCAGCAGGGGATCTTGTGGCAGGGAAAATGCAGCCTAAAAAAACCAAAGGGGAGATTATTGCTGAAAGATTTCCCGATGTGGTGGATGCCGCTGATGCAGGCACAGCAAACATTGTAACTGCGATAAGCGACATCATTGTAAAGTACATAGGTGATTTACCGGAAATAATTAAAGCGGAGTTGAAAAAAGACCATGGAAGCAAGGTGAAAGTAGGGCGTTTCCATGATTGTAGTATTGTTTTTGCCGGAACGAAGTCCTGCATTGTGGTAGATGCAGAGCAGCATGAGCTCGTCTACTTAACCCCTGAATGTGTGTTGCGCAGCAGGTATGTGGAAAAGAAGTTTAGGCCGACCCGGGCGAAAACCTACTATTATTATGAGCTTGTATTCAAAGATGGCACAGAAAGCTACGTGCGGGTAAGTGAAAAGCACCGTCAGAATTTGGAGAGTTGCGGGCTGCAAAATACGACGAAAACTATTTTCAAAATGCTTCCATCCGGCGAAGAATGTGGGATTGATGGGGAATAAATCCGGTATAAAAGCCGCTGAACGGAGTACATACGCATGTTTGGAAAAGCAAAAAAGCTGAAAAAGATTCCCTCTGATCTGGTGTCCTACATTCAGATTGAAACGGAGGCCATTAAGGATGCCAACGACAAGATGATGATCTCCTCTTATTGCCTTGGCAAACTGGAGATGGTCAACTGGTATCTTGAACTGCTGGAAGTCGGATCCAAGAAGTACATCGTCCCGCAGAGTAAGGCGCATTTGGAAATGGTCAGAGATCAGCTCATGGCCTGTCACAAAGCTATCATGGCCGTGAAGATCACCAATCCCAATGACCGTCCACTGCTGGATATCAAATACCCCAAAGGGTACGAGGGATGATCTGCTGATTTAAGGAGGGCGGCTGTGGCCGTCCTCCTGTTTTCGTTTCTGAGAGAAGGGAGCGTGTTTGTAATGAATATAAAAAATGAAGATCGTGTTACAATTCGGGAACACTGGAAACGAACGGTTGTGTTTACCGACGCGCTGCACATAGCGGCGTGGGAGTGGAGCGAAATCGGAAAGAAAGTACCAGAAGGCGAACTGCTGCCTGGGGAGTTGTCCGCAGTGACCTTTCCGGCAGGCTGTTATACCGTTCGCAGTGCCCAGCGCGTCTACAGGATTTATGGATCTGGCTACTTTCCAGAGAAGGAAACTCCTGCCAGTCGGGAGGAGACGGAACGTGTCAGGAAAGATGTAACACCGATGGGAACAATAGGTCCGCTGTTTTCTGCGTGGTGTGATGAACTGCGTGTCACCCATGAAATATCCGCAAGGCACAACGATGCCCCGGAAGGGAAGTTTACTTATATCTGCCGCGCCGCCGAAGCTCAAAATGGACGGTGGAAGGAGCATATCAGCGCAATCTATTCCGTCAAAGAATCCGAGTTTATTCCCGATGAGTACGCTTCCCTGATGGTATGCCTTGCGTTTGCAGGAGACTCGCACGGCTCCGATACTTGGTATAAATTTGACCCAACAGGGAAAATCACAACATTGCTTTGATGAAACGGGAGGAGATACAGACCATGAAATTGAAAAAGCTGATTCATCAGGTAAAACCGCCTTGTTCCAGGTGTCCCTACAGGTTGGGCTTGGTACATACAACAGTCAATCCCTGCCCCCAATGCAAAGAGAACGGCTACCAGACATTTGAGCGATTCCAGAAGGAGGCGATTGCTGATGAACGGGGGCGCAGATAATGGAAGTGCAATCATATCTTGAAGAATCCCTGTCTTTTATAGAATCCAAGGAGATGCGTGATTATCTTCGGGTGGAACTGCCTAAATTCAAATCTATCTCGACGTTCTGTGCTGATATTGTCGCATATGCCCCAGCACCTATTGAACGAAAGCTGCCTGTGCTGGAGCGGATTGTTCAGGAGGCCGAGCCGTTATTGGCTTATAATGGGAAACCAATTTATGCTTCCCGCTTCGCCCAGTCCTGCTGTACTGCCTTAGCGGAACGGTACAGCGGCCCGGATGGAACTGTATTCTGGCTGAAAGCATCCAGCTATGATGACAATGGAAGCTGTTTGTTTGATAATGCCTTTTTCACGAAGTTTGACGCCGCTATCCGCTATCTTGAGCAACAGGCAAAAGAGAATCCTAATGACTGTGCATTTGAGGGATTGAGCTATACCATCACAAAATACATACCAGATGGAAGGGATGGGCTGCGAGAATACTGTACCTGGTATCTGAATAACACACAGGAACTTTGGTATTTCAAGTATGAATGTTCCAGGCGTGAACTTCCGAAGGACTGGTTGGATTTGCTTGATTATCTCGGTGATTATCCCAATCTTCCAGTACCCTTTCAGCCAGGAGACATTGTAGTGGCTGATTGTCTGCCCTATGCCGCACCCTGCCGGGTACTCATTTTGGGTATAGGAGATAATCGGGACTGCTGCTGCATATCGGTTCTGTCCATTGGCAAGGACGGTCTTTTGTGCACAGGGGCGTTTAAGCATAACCATTTCCTCAGTCATAGGGGGGATAGTTCCAGGGTTTCATGTCTGTACCGCGCTGCCAGATGGACGGGGGAGCTGACCGACGAAGAGGAGCCTTTCGCTGTGTTGTCCCCACTGATTCGCGCAAAGCCGGAATTGGGGATGGAGATATACGACTATGTTAGAATGGAAGGCAGCGCTTGGCCGGAAGTGAAAAATATTTTTCTATAGAAGGAATTAACGACATGATAGAATTACCGATGTCCACTTTCATGCGGAACTACTACAGAGAGCAGGGGATCACATTTACAGATTCCCAACAGGCCACCATCATTTGGAACTCTGATCTGCCAATGCCGGAAATATTAGATGCCCTTCGTGAAATTGCCAGTACAACTACGGATGAAATGCTGAAAGAGCAAATCCGGGAACGGCTTGCCGCAGAAGCAGAAAATGAACGGATTTTTCTTGAAAATGATGGCAGTTATTTCTTCATCTTTATCCCGGATGACGAGGACGAGTGGGGAAGCCGTTACTTCTCTACTTTAGATGCCGCAATCGCCTACGGCAAAGACCATTCCAAGGAAACCTTCCAGATACGAAAAGAATCCTTTACGGACAAGTTTGACGGCAGTGCTGCGAACAACGATTCTGACAAAATGTATGTAGGCGGTCAGGCCCAGTATACGAAGGGCGGTGTGCTCCTCGAATGTGCGTGCTATACCGAGGAAACCAGTATTAATTTCAGTCATCCGTACCAATCCCGTTTTGAAGATGCGTATATCCCCCTGCAAAACCCGTTTGAGCTTGGGGACATTGTGAAGATAGCCGGGGATTCCCGTCCCGCCATTGTTGAGGTCAGTCAAGAGGACTGGAAAAGTGCCTTAGAGCGGAATACCAACGGTTCTCGGGAAATCCCCCCAGCTACGACAACATCAGCCTCACAGTTGAATTTCTTGACGGCGGGGAAATGTATCATGGGCATCCACCTATTCTGTGGCTGGAAAAAATCGACCAGTGGGATGACAAGTTGGAATGGGATGTGCTTCAGGAGGCAAGCCGACTTATGAAGGGAACCGGGTCGCTGGAAAACTTTCTCTACTATTATCATCAGAATTTAGACCGCAAAAAAGGGGAAATGGCGCAGAAATAAAGGGCAGTAAACCATCGCATCTCACTCCATTGCAGCGATATATTCTAATTGCAGCACAATAAGAAATGGAGTGATTTATATTGTCCAAGAAAAAGATTCTCAAAGCAATTCTGCTGGCCCTTTCTGTGCTGCTGACAGCGGTGCAAAACTCTGATGAAAAGGAGGAACCTACGAAGTTCTACGACAACCCTGATACGCACCTGGAATAGAGGGCTTCCCATGTGGGAGGCCCTCTATGTCTATGTCCGTCATGGGTTGAGTGCAATCCACCAAACCAAATCTATCTTAGGAGGAATGATTATGCCCGCAAATGTTGAAACCATGTTCTATGTCCGTGAAAAGCCCTGGCATGGCCTGGGGACTGAGGTGCAGGAGGCTCCCACCTCCGCCGACGCCCTGATCTGCGCCGGCCTTGACTGGACGGTGGAGCAGAAGAACGTCTACGCCGAGGATGGTTCCCTGATCCCTGGGTACAAGGTCAACACCCGCAGTACCGACAACGCCGCCCTGGGCATCGTGTCCGACAGATACAAAGTGGTACAGAACGAGGACGCTTTCCAGTTCACCGATGACCTGCTGGGGGCTGGCGTGACCTACGAGACTGCCGGGGCCTTGCAGGGTGGCCGTAAGGTCTGGATGCTGGCCCGTATGCCCCACCGCTACATCATCGCCGGGGATGAGATCGCCCCCTATCTGGTGGTGATGAACTCCCATGACGGCAGCTCTGGCATCAAGGTCGCCATGACTCCCATCCGGGTTGTCTGCCAGAACACCCTCAACTTGGCTCTGGATCGTGCCAAGCGTGTCTGGACCACCAAGCACACCGAGAATGTCATGCTCCGTGTCCATGAGGCCGAGGAAACCTTGGGACTGGCCGAGAAGTACATGGGCGAGCTGGGCCGTGGCATTGATGCTCTGTCCCGGATCAAGCTCACCGATAAGAAAGTCATGGAGTTCATGAACGAGTTCTTCCCTGTCACCCTTGATCTGCCGGATGTCCAGCGCAAGAACAATCTGCGTATGTTGGACAACATGAAGGCCCGGTATTGGGAGGCTCCTGACCTCTCCAACGTGGGGAAGAACGGCTACCGATTCGTCAATGCCATCAGCGACTTCGCCACCCACGCCGATCCTATCCGCAAGACCAAGAACTACAACGAGAACCTGTTCCTGCGGACTGTTGAGGGCAATCCCATGATCGACAAGGCGTATAGGATGGCTCTGGCAGCAGCGTAAAGGAGGTTATCATATGCCTGCAAAAATCTTAGTGTCCACCGAGAATATGCCCTATGCGGACTGGTTGGAGTATCGGAAACAGGGTATCGGCGGTTCGGACGCATCCGTGGTCTGCGGCATCAACCGCTACAAGTCTCCTGTGGAACTGTGGATGGAAAAAACTAACCAGCTCCAAGCGCAGGAGGCCGGGGAAGCTGCCTACTGGGGGACGCAGCTTGAACCCTTCGTTCGGGCCGAGTTCACCAAGCGTACCGGGATTGAGGTTTGCCATAAGAGTGAACTTCTTCAGAGCGAGGAACACCCCTTCATGCTGGCGAACCTGGACGGCATCTGCGAAGTCCCTGACGTTGGCACCTGTATCTTCGAGGCCAAGACCGCCTCCGCTTACAAGGCTGGCGAGTGGGAAGATACCATCCCGGACGAGTACATGCTCCAAGTGCAGCACTACATGGCTGTCACTGGGTATGCCGGAACCTACATTGCCGTCCTCATTGGCGGCAACAATTTCAAGTGGAAGTTCGTGGAGCGTGACGAGGAATTGATTTCTATGCTCATTGAGCTGGAGTCGGCCTTCTGGAACCATGTGCAGGACTGTACTCCCCCGCCGCTGGATGGCTCCAATGCTTCTGCCAAGTTCCTCGCTAATCGGTTCCGTGACAGCATCCCTCAGTCCCACATCACCCTGCCGGACACCGCCGCTGATCTGCTGGCCCAATATGATGAGGCCTGTGAAGAACTGGAAGCTGTTACCGAGCGGAAACAGAAGGCCGAGAATCTTCTGAAGGAGATGATGGGCGAGAACGAGGTCGGGACTGCTGGTGATCGCATCGTCACCTGGAAGAGCGTGTTTCAGGAACGGCTCGACAGCAAGACCTTGAAGGTTGAGCATCCTGCCCTCTGCAAGAAGTACACCAATAAAACATCCTACCGCCGCTTTACCATCAAGGCGGCAAGCTGAATGGAGGTTCATCATGGACAATACGAAACTGAAAGGCCGTATGAGCGGTAAAGTACAGGAGTTGCAGCAGCCGGCAGGAGATCAGAATATCACCGTCGCTTCTGCCGCCGCTGCTTCGCTGGCCCCAGTGGAATCAAGCTATCTGGCCTTGAATAACAACGCCCTCGACATCATCCGGGCGAATCTGAAAAGCCAGCCCTTGACCCTCGACCTGTTCGACATCGTGAAGTCTCCGTCTGGCGGTTCCACGATCTTTGAGGTTCCGGGGTTGACTGGAAACGAGGCGGCAACGGAGCTGTCGGGCATTGTGCTGGACTACACCACGCCCCGGGCCTACTGGGATACGCCCGATCCGGTAGAGGGAACGCCGCCCGTCTGCATGAGCCAGAACAGCATTATCTCCCACGATGGGAAGTCCTGCGCTCTGTGTCCGTACAATGACTTCGGTTCCAAGGACGGCGACAGCAACGCCAAAGCGTGTAAGGAATCTGTGCTGCTGTTCCTGCTGCGGCCCAATAGCATCATTCCCCTGCTGGTTCGCGTTCCCGTGACCAGCAAGCCCCGTTTCCTGAAATACTCCACCCGTCTGCTGAGTACCCTGACGCCGATCAGCAGCGTGGTCACGAAGATCACCTTGGAGAAGGCCACCAGCAAGCAGGGAAAACCCTACGCCCTGTTTAACTTCCAGACGGTCGGTACTCTCAGCCCGGAAGAAGCGGCCCAAGCGAGGACGTTCGGGCAGCAGTTCATGGAGATCGTGAACGCCGCCCAGATGATGCCGGAGTTGGCCGAGGCCAGCTAAGATAAAATACGCTATGATGGCCCGGTGCCCCTGCCTTACGGTGGGGATGCCGGGCCATTTGCTTTTTCAGAAAGGGGAAATAGAGTTGTTTGAAACCGTAAAAATGTCTGCGGTAGCTCTCCAGCGCATGATGAACGAAACCTTTGATTACGATAAATTTGAGCAGGGACGGCGGGAGGCCAGAGAGTTCTTCCATAACCACTCGGAGCAGCGGGAAGAAAAGCTGGCGGAGATCAAGCGGCGGATCGAGAACTGCGACTTCAATCACACGCCCGGAGCCTCCTACTGGATCGGCTGCCTGAGTGAAGCGGACTTTTCGTGAGGAATGAGTAAAACCCATGAAAGAACTTGAAATCTATTTCCGGGATCTGACACCGGAAACACAGGAAGCTGTTCTTGCGCTGTATGGGATTGAATCCCCTGCGGACGCAAACTGGGACAGCTTTCCTATCTTTACTTTAGAAGTGGTGGAAACGGATGAGTAGGATCAGGATTCACCGGGTCAACCAAAAGCGACTGCTGAACGTAATAGATTCCCGTACCCCGCTGGGGCTGTTTCTGACGAAGGAAGGGCGTACATGGGTGGCGGTGGACAATACCACTGGGGATGCCTGGACAGAAGAGTTTTCTCGGAAACGTCAAGCTGTCCGCTGGCTGCGTGGGAAATTTGAGGTGGGAGAGTGCTGCTATGCGTGTCTTAGTAGTTGAACCGGAGCGCAGGCCGGAAGTACGGGAGATCGACGATTCCTTGAAGGCCATGCAGGAGATTGTAGGCGGCTATATTCAGCCCATCTACCTCGATAATTCTGTTGCTCTGGTCTGCAATGACGAGGGCAAGCTGATGAACCTGCCGGCGAACCGTGGTCTTCGGAATAAATCCGGACAGATGTATGACATCGTGTTCGGGACCTTCTTCCTGTGCGGTACTCCCGCCGACAGTGACCACTTCACCAGCCTGACCATGGAGCAGATCGAGCAGTATCGAAAATTGTTCTACACCCCTGAAATGTTCTGGGGCATGGGCGGTCACATCGTCTGCCTGCCGTTGGAGGTCGATTGAGGGGTGAGCGCATGAATCCTGATAACCCTTTCATCGGGAAGTCCATAGCTGTCACTGGCAAGCTAGAGCTCTTCACCCGTGATGGCACCAAAGCCCGGTTATTGGAGTTGGGGGCCAAACCTGTATCCAAGGTGAGCAGGAGGACGGGCTATCTGATTCTGGAAGCGAGGCCCGGCAGTAAGCTGGTCAAGGCTCTGGCACTGGGAATCACGGGTCCTGTCTGAGCAGGAATTTGAACGTATGAATAGTTAGCGGAGCGGCGGGGTGGGTAACTGCCCCGCTGCTTCTTTATAGGAGGTCAGCCAGATATGAGGGACATATCTGAGAAACGTACTGTCGAGCTGAGGTGGTCCGAGGTCGGTGGCATTGTATCGGAAGAAATCAAGGAAGTCCTGGGGCTTCAAGTCCCGTGCAAGGTCAATGTGATAGACGGCTCATTTTGGGACGTGACCTTTATAAATTGCCGTCTCCCCCTTCCCAAACTCTGCCAGCTCTTACAGGCTACACAGGCCACACCGGAGGACTGGGAGGATGCCCTGCCTGATGAGGGCGGTGTAGATGTCGGCGGCATTGGAATCGTGCTGGCTGAGAAATTGATCTCCCGGCATCTGAAGCTCACATGGGAACACCATCTGATTACTACGGACAGTCTATGGCTGGTCGGGGTGGCAGACATCCCCTGCTGAAAGCCATCCCATATATCAATCAAACCATCATGAAGGAGTTGAGAAGAATGAGGGCTTTGCGTCCTATGACACAGGAGGAACGAGAGTTTGCGGAACAGAATCATGATCTGGTAACTGAGTATATCCGAAAGAAACATCTTGCAATGAACGATTACTACGACATTGTTATCTTCGGCTATCTCTCCGCTGTGCAGCAGTATTTCCGCAATCCTCCGGCTGGCGTGAAGTTCAAGGCTATGGCGTTTCGAGCCATGAAGGATGCCGTTCTCCGGGATGGTGAATACAACGCCCGTGCCAAACGCTGCGGCTACACTGTCAGCCTAGATACTGCGGGACGCCACAGCACCATCCCTGACCAAAAGCAGGACGTTGAACGGCAGACTGAGGACAAGGCCCTTCTGGAGCAGGCGGCAAAGATAGCCACGCCAAAGGAAAACAAAATCATTGAACTGCTGGTAGACGGCTTTGCGCTCCATGAGGCCGCACGGCTCCTGAAGATGCCCAAGGGTGCTGCTATGAACTGCATGGAGAACTTCTGTTGCCGGGCCAGGGCCGCTATCGGCTGAGTTGGGAGAGCTGATGATGAAAGAATTATGGATTCGGATAGGGGCTGTTATCAGAATCACCGATGCCGAGGAGCGGGACATCTTTGCCGATGATGAGGTGAAGATGAGAGACACACTGCGGCGGGTGATCGCCGAGGGCCGGTTCTGCCCGGACGGAGAAACCTATGTTCCCGGCGAGGCCGTGCGGGAGTTCAACCGCACTTATAGTACGGCCTATGAAGAAGAAAACTGGTGCTGTGATTTGTAACGTATGGCTGGGGTCGGTATTCATCGGCTCCAGTTCATTACTATTTTATGGAGGTAGAACATGAAAGTCAGAGCGTATATCCACAGTCTGAAAGGCCATGAGCATGACCGCCATGTGATGGGCGAGGCTGAAATCATTGAGTGCATTGGCGACAACCGCTATTTGGCCGAGGTCAACGGTGTACGGTGTACGGCGATCTTCAACTTCTTCACTGGGGCCTACTATGTGGATGATGTGTACGGCATCCAGAAAAAGGCGGTCTGACATGAAACAGTACATTTTCAATCTGGAAACGACCAAAATTGAACTTCATTTCGAGAAGTCCGAGTACAACGCCCTGACTGCTGACCAGAAGGCCGATTTGAAAAGTGCGTTCCTGTGGAGCCGTACCGGGGGCTGCTGGGTGAGCAGGGCCAAGGAACCGAATCTTTGGTGGGCGAAGAAGATCGCTGCCAAACTGGGATTCACTGAGGAACAGCGTCAGGGTGAGCGCCTTTCCTTCTCTGAACAGGTGGAGCGTCAGGCAGATCGGGCCGAGAGACGAGCCGAGCGTTACGAACAGTACGCCGAGAACGCCGAGCGCCGGGGAGCAGCCTTGCAGCAGCCCCTTAACCGTATGCACGGCGATATTGCGTTCTTTACCCAGCCGATTATTGCTGGTCATGCTGGAAGTCAGGCATTTACACATCGGCGGGAAAGGATGTTCGCTCAGTACGAAAAAGGCTTTGAAGAATACCGCAAGAGCGGATATTTTCAAGACAGAGCAAAGACAGCCAAGGCAACAGCAGATGGGGCTAAATACCGGGATGTCGCTTATCTTGACCGCCGTATCAAGGAGTGCAAGAAGGAAATCCGGGCCAGGAAAAAGAACATCGTCCACTACGAGGGAATTTTGGCTGCCATGGAGAACGGCGAAAAGAAAAAGCGGTTTGACGGTACGCCAATCTCTGTAGAGGAGGTTGCTGGCTGGATGGAACACGAATTTGAGTTAATAGAAAAGGCCATAGACAAGCAAGCGTTCCTGGAAGCCTGTGTTGACCAGTGCGGCGGTATCTAGTTCAGTAAGGACAACATCAAAATTGGCTTTCAGGTCCGATTGAATGATGGATTTGATTCCGAGGTTGAAGTGATTGGAGCTGGCCCACAGAACATCACCTATCGTATCCTGACCGGGGGTGCAAAGGGCATGGTTTTGACAGCCGCCTATGCGGAGATCGCCGAGATCATCCAGGCTACCGAACAGACAGAGACACATCCCTTCACGGTTGGCGAGAGGTTCACAGCGGAGCAGTTTGTCCAAGATGGTACGCACAGGTGGAAATCTGTTCGTGTCACCTATGAGATTATCAAGGCCACCACTGCAACGATTCAGCTAAAGCCCGTTGATGGGAGCGGAAAGACCATTACCCGTAAGCCGAAAAAGTCTTACAACGGCAGATGGTGTTTCACTCTGGACGATAATTACCACAATACATTCTACAAGGCAGAAAGTACAACAGCCGAGAAGATCATAAAGGATGGTGAAGAAAATGCGGAAAAAACAGGCTAACTCTGATACCGCCAGTGTTCAGCGGATCGCTGAGCTGACTGCAACTCTCAACCGCTATCGGCATGAATACTACAACCTCGCAAAGCCCAGCGTGTCCGATGCGGTCTACGACAGGCTCTTTGACGAGCTGGCAACGTTGGAGCAGAAAACGGGGATCATCCTCAGCAATTCCCCGACACAGACGGTAGGCTATACTCCCGTGAGTGCGCTACGGAAGGTCAGGCACCCGATCCCGCTCCTGAGCCTGGACAAGACCAAGCAGGTCGACGATCTGGTTTCCATGCTTGCCGTGGCTCCGGCTCTGCTCATGCTGAAGCTGGACGGCCTGACCGTTAAGCTCTGCTATGAAAACGGCAAGCTGGTCCAGGCATCCACCCGAGGGGATGGTGAGGTCGGCGAGGATGTCACCCACAACATTCCGGCGTTCTGCAACGTGCCATTGAAGATCCCCCACAAAGGAAAACTCACGATCACGGGAGAGGGCCTGATCCATACTGACGATTTCGAGCAGATGAAGGACTCCGAGGGCAAAGACATCAGAAACGCCCGGAATCTGGCTGCTGGTTCTATTCGGCTGCTTGATCCGTCCATCTGTAAGGATCGCCATATCTACTTCTATGCCTTCAATGTTATTGAGGGCATGGATACCCTTGGCGGCAACGCCGACAGCCGTGGGTGGCTTCTGGAAGATTTGGAGCCTCTTGGCTTTGAGGTCTGCCCCTTTGTGCGTATGTCAAAAGGCACATCCCAAGCGGAGGTGGAAAGCAAAATCCATCATCTGAGGTCCATCGCCAATACTGAAAAGCTGCCCATTGACGGGATCGTGCTGCACTATGACAGCATTTCCTACTCCAAGACGCTGGGGAGGACAGGGCATCACTACAAGGACGGCATCGCGTTCAAATTTGAGGACGATGTGATGGAGACAGTCTTCCGTTCTATTGAGTGGGCGCCCAGCCGTTCCGGGGAGATCGCTCCGGTTGCCCTGTTTGATCCCGTGGAGATCGACGGCTGTACTGTGTCGAGAGCCAGCCTGCATAACCTGTCCTTCATCAAGGAACTGGAACTGCGCCCGGGGTGCCGTATCCTCGTTTCCAAACGCAACATGATAATTCCCCATATTGAGGATAATCTTGACCGGGGCCATTATGCCCCCAGCCTGATCCCGAAACGGTGTCCCTGCTGTGGAAAGCCTACGAGAATCTATGCTCGTTCTGGTGTCAAAGGGGGCCAAGTGGCAACACTCCACTGTGATAATCCTGACTGCGGCAATCAAACGCTGCGCAAGTTCGTCCACTTCGTCGGGAAAAAGGCCATGGACATTTCCGGTATCTCAGAAGCAATACTGGACAAGTTCATTTCTGCGGGATTCCTGATCACATATCAAGACCTCTACCATCTGAACAGATACCGTCATCAGATTATAGGCATAGAGGGCTTCGGCATCAAGTCTTACACAAAGCTCCAGAGGTCCATCAACGCCAGCAGAAAGACCACCTTTGCACGTTATCTGGTGGCTATGGACATTCCCATGATTGGAAGGACCGCAAGCCGAGCGTTGGATAACTACTTTGGCGGCAACTTGGATATGTTTGAGAAAGCGGCCACAAGCGGTTTTGACTTTACTGCGTTGCCGGACTTTGGCGCAACTCTGAGCGGAAATATCCATCAATGGTTTAGCGTTCCCGACAATCTGGAGCTGTGGAAAACACTTCAGGGAGAATTTACATTTGAAGATAGAAAGGAAAGTATCACCATGGAAAACAAAAACAGCGTAACCTACAGCCCCTTCTACGGCTGTACCATCGTCGCAACGGGCAAGCTGGAGCACTTCACCCGCGACGGCATCAACAGCAAGATCGTTAGCCTCGGGGCCACCGCCGGCAGCTCCGTCACCCGCAAGACCAGCTACCTCATTTGCGGGGAGAAGCCCGGCAGCAAGCTCACCAAGGCCCAGGAGCTGGGCATCCCTGTTCTGACCGAACAGGAGTTTCTTTCTATGATCCCTGCCTGAAAATTGAGCATGGGCATCTCACAACGAAATGTGGGATGCCCATCTTTCTTATCACAGGCAATAAAATTGATGATTGGAAAGAGGCGATAATATGCAGCGATTCAATATCAACTGGACGGCGAAGGCCCTGGTGAATCAGATGGAGAAGGGCAAGGTCAATTACGATAACGCCGTGCAGCGCAATCTTGTGTGGGATGCAGACAAAAAGTCTCTCCTGATCCACAGCATGATCTACGGCTATGCGATCCCCGCCATGTACTTTACTCGTGAAGAGAACGGCGTCTATGACAGCCTGGATGGGAAGCAGCGGTCAAACACCATCAGCGAATTTCTCCATGATGAGTTCGCATTGTCCACCGACACCCCTGCTGTCGTAGATGACAACGGATGTGTGGAGGATGTCAGCGGATTGTATTTCTCGCAGCTACCGGAATGGGCGCGGGATCGTATCAAAGACTACAACCTCACGATCTACTATTATGAGGGGATGACAGAAACGGAGATCAGAGAGTTCTTCCGCAGGCTGAACAACGGCAAGCCTTTAAGCTCCATTGAGCTGACCCGTGCCAACGTCCCCAGCTTGTCGATCTTCCAGCAGCTTGCCAAGCACAAGGCAATTCAGTTCGTAGTTTCAGATGCTGGCAGGAAGCGGTTCACTGACGAAATGATCGCCATGCAGCTTTACCAGCTTATTACAGAGGAATCCCCCGACTTCTCCACTAAGCCCTTCAGGGAGTGGGCCAGCAAGGTAGAGGTTGACAGCGAAGTGCTGGACACGATCAGCTCTGGGTTGGATGCCTATTCAGTGTTCGCCAGGAGTCTGATTGATGTCAATAACAAGGTCCTCCGTACCGTCAAGGGCAGGACGCACTTCATCAGTTGCGTCTATTACTGCTGTCTGGCAGTTGAAAACGACGTGAACCAGGATGAGATCAACCGCACCTTGGCCGAGTTCTTCAGCGGGCATCCCTCTACATCGCCGGAGTACAATCACACGGTATCCGCTGGCAGCGCAAAACCTACGTCGGTGCAGACACGGCGGGACGTTATGCGGTCTTTGCTCCCGTCGGCTGATGAGATGGATGAACCTGACCTGGAAGACGTTGGCTTTGATAATATGGACGATCCAGAACAATTCGAGGAGGAAGATTATGAGTCATGAGTGGGGAAACCACCCGGAGAACTTCACCCCGAAGATGTACTGGGGGGCCAGGGCCATCCTTGAACGACAGAGCGGTCTACCTGGAAAGGTATTGTGCCTTCTGTATGACCGCCAGAGCTTTGAGCGGCTGGATGGGAGCCAGAGGGAGCAGGATGCGTTCTTTGGCTGGATCAACACAAAGGCCCTGCCCGAGTTGAGACGCCTTGCCAGGGAAAACCGATTCTACGAGTGGAATGATCTGGTGACGATCCAGTCTGAGGACGGCTCTTTCGTATGCCAGGCCACACCGAAGGGCAGCTACGGGGAGTACCTTTATATTGGCTGCTGGGAGGTTGAGCAGGAGTCCACGATAACAAAGGCTATACTGAGGTCACAGCTCCAGCAGGGCCATGCGCTCAATGATTTTCTGGCATTTGGTCCCGGCCAGGACTGCGAGATCTTCAAGGCCGACAGATTCTATCCTGGGGATGTGGTAATCTATGTTCCTGATGTAGCCTTGAACCATATTCCTTTTGAACGCCAGGTTACAAACCCGGAAGAATTGGACGAGGTTTTGAGCCGTTGCTACACAGGCCAGGACTTCATCGACGAGTGCGGCGGTGATGCAGAGATGGCCGAGTGCCTGTTTCGTTACTGCGACTGGCAGCATCCTTCCTCTGCAATAGACGAGTTAGCCGATGATGAGGAGGAATCACAATGAAATATACGCTTATTGAGGAGAACGGGCAGTATGCTCTTATCCTGCGGGGTGAGAGTATGACGCAGTACGCCGTTGTGAGTGGCTTGGATAAGGAAATCGGAAGCTGGGACTGGACTTGCTGCTACTACGACTTCGGTAAATTCTCCGAGATGACGAGAGCTGAGGCTCTTTTCAAGGCGTTGGATTACTACCTGATGCGGATAAGTAAAAGACACATCTCCTGGGCCAGAATGAGTGAGATCGCTACGGTCCTAAAGGATGGGCTGATCGAGGATGGCGAGGAAGAAGCTTACCGCTACATGGCTGATATTGCCGAACTGTCGGACACCGAGGCTGAATACTTTGGGCTGGATATGGAGCAGTACAAAAATTCCGCAAGTGAAGATGCCGATAATCTTACGGCTCCATCCAGCACAGGTGGCGATTACAGTCCCGCCCATCCGTGGGATGCCCCCGGAATGAGTGCGTCCGATTTCATATAGCGTTCCGTTAGGGTTTACCCTAACGGAACTATGAAAAAGCGTCCCATTAGAGTTGGTTTTCGAGTTCTGGTACGTTCCAGACTGGAAACCGGCCCTAATGGGACTTTTACTTTTATATGAGGGGGATGGATATGAAGATCGGCTATATCAGGGTCAGCACACAGGAGCAGAATACCATCCGGCAGGAAGTCTTGATGGAATCCTTGGGTGTGGATGAGGTCTACATCGACCGTATGAGCGGCAAGAATACCAACCGTCCAGAGCTGCAACGGATGATGGAGTATGTTCGTCGTGGGGACACCGTGATCGTGGAGAGCATCAGTCGTTTTGCCAGGAACACCCGCGACCTGCTGGAGCTGGTGGAGCGGTTGACTGCCAAAGGTGTTGAGTTCGTCAGTAAGAAGGAGGCCATCGACACCACTACTCCAACAGGGAAATTCATGCTGACCATCTTCGGGGCCGTGGCAGAGCTGGAACGAGAGTACATCCTGCAACGTCAGCGGGAGGGCATCGCCATTGCCAGGGAGCAAGGGAAGTACACCGGGAGAAAGCCCACGCCAGCACCGGACTTTGATCGTGTGGTTGCACAATGGCGCAACGGAGAGATTACAGCGGTTGAGGCCATGCAGACTCTCAAAATGAGTAAGACCACCTTTTACAGGCGGGTGAAGGAGATGTCTGGTTTATAATTGACCGCTTGTTTGATACTGGGATATCAGATTTGATTCTGGAAGATCGTGGAGGGCAGGGGATGTTCAAATATCTATCCCTTGCCTTTCACAATTATTTTTTTCAATCAGCTCCTACAGAAAAGGTAAAAAAATTAGAATTTAAGGAGCTGATAATCATGTATCCCATTAAGCTATGCCTCGACCAGAATCCTTTCTCAACAAAGCCCAAAGCTGTTGCTATTAAAGGCATCAGTGCAAGGATTGGCGGTTGTACCACTCAAATTAGCAACCGTGCTGATTTGGAAGATTTCATTAAGAAGGTCAGCACCCAAGGATACACATTCTGCACAGCCACGTTCTCCAATAGTCATCGGTGTCAGGAGAACTTTGTACAACAGCAACTCATAGCGATGGACTTCGACAATGATAAACAGGGAAAGGCTGTCACATTTGACGAGATAAAAAAACGATCCGATTACTACGATCTTCACCCTCTGTTTGCGTATCATTCTCTACGAAGCACACCTGACCATCCCAGATTTCGACTACTGTTCCTCAATGATGTTTCCATTTCTGATCCACGAGTAGCCAGGGCAACGCAGCTTGCTGTAGGAGAGATATTCCCTGAAGCCGATTCATCTTGCTATAATGACGTGTCCAAAATGTACTTTGGCGGCAAGGAACTGATCTACTTTGATGAAACTATTCCCATGATCGACATAGACACGATCTTCCGTAATCTTCATCACTGTATCAAGAAGAAGTACGGAGAGAGACATTACAAAGAGAAGCTCCAACGATTCTCGAAGAAGACAGGTATCTCACTGACTAAGAAGGGGTTCTTAGATGTATCTAAGTCAGATGAGCCGGACGAGCCAGCTCATCTGACAGAAGGCACTGGTGCATCAGGCTTTACCAAAAATGGGGGAAATTCGCCAAATACTATTATTATGTATAATAAAACAGGTGATGGCGAAAATCCCCCATTTTACATTATTAACTTTAGCGATCGTGGCACCAATAACCCTTCTGTCGGAGTGGGTTCGTCAGAAAGCCACTCCGACAATCATAAACAGTACAGATCTTCCACCATCAAGAGTATTCGTCAATGTTGCCTCTTGTACAGAGAGTTCGAGGATGGAGAGAGAGGTCTTCAACATAATGAATCTTTCCATTTGTTATGCAACCTGATTTTCGTTGAGTCTGGTTCCTCGCGGTTCATCAACATCATGTCAAAATACCCAGAGTTGTACGATAAAGCGTGGAAGTGGGTAATCGATGTAAAACGGACTGAAGAAGCCCAAAAATCACCGACAACGTGTGATAGATACTGTCCGTATTGTAAAAAGTGCAACCACGCTAGAACCATCCTGACCACAGCGCACCCCAGCCGTAATTTGATGGAACCGGACCCCAATTACGATGTGAAATACTACTCGCTGGAAGAAGCTCAAAGTGATGTTTATGAAGTTATCCACGAGGCTTATATGCAAAACGATAATCGTATCCACATCATCAAAGCCCAAGTTGGGATTGGAAAGTCCCACAGCTACTTGCGGATCATGGAGGAGAATCCAGGTGAACGATTCCTGATTGCTGCCCCAACGAATCTGCTGAAGAATGAGCTGTACAAAAAGGCGAAGGGTATGGGAAGCAATGTGTGTGTGACGCCCTCATTGGAAGAGATCAAGGATGAGATCCCATCAGAGGTATGGGAAAGAATTCAGTGGTTTTATAAGCGAGGACAGCATCGCCCGGTGGCTCTCTACATCAAGAAAATTCTTGAGACTGAGGGCATTACCTGCTTGAAAGAGTACATGGAGCAGAAGGAACGGGTCAGGAAGTCGAAAGGCTGCCTCATCACCACGCATCGCTATATGCTTACGATGGACGAGGACCGCCTGAACGAGTTTGACAACATCATTGTTGACGAAGATATTATCTTCAAGAGCATTATCACGAATCAAGGTGAGATCACCGTCTCCGCTTTGAAAAAACTGAGACGAAGCACCACGGACTCAAGGCTTAGCAATAAGATCAAAGAGTTGTTGGCTCAGGCTGAAGTGAAATCTTGCATTAAGTTGGACTCCTTTGAGTATGAGAGCGAGGAAGATGTAGGTGTTGGTAATAATAAAAAATCAGTCCCCCTGGACATAGCATCATTCTGCGCTACCAGACATTTCTATATTCGCAGAGCGGTGAATGAGCGGAACTTGAAAGCGGACACCGTTTCTTTCTTAAAGCCCTCGGCTCTAAAGAACATGAAGCACATTATCGTTTCTGCCACCGTTGATGAGGATATTTGCCGCCAGTTCTTTGGCGAGGATCGAGACGTTGCCTTTTATGAGTGCAAGCAAGCTCAATATATGGGAAAGATGCTCCAGTATCCAGATAAGTCAATGAGCCGATCCAGTATAGACAACAATAAAGGAATTGTTTCCCGTTTGGTACAACACTTTGGTCTTGATAAGAGCCATCTTATAACTTTCAAGAAAGAAAAAACTGGGGATCTCCATTTTGGCAATACTGAGGGGAGCAATGCTCTGGAAGGTCAGGATATTCTTGTGGTTGGGACACCATATCATGCTGATTTTCTTTACAAGCTGATTGCTTTTACATTGGGCTACGACTTCGACGAAGATGAAGAGATGACACCTCAAATCGTCTATCGGAATGGGTATCGAGTGTGGATCAATACTTACCAGAATGAGAATCTCCGAAAAGTCCATCTCTGGATGATGGACAGTGAACTGGATCAAGCCACAGGGCGAGCCAGGCTCCTGCGGCATGATTGCACAGTTCACTTGTTTTCAAGATATCCGATGAAACAGGCAGAGATAGTCAAGGGATTTGATTATGGCAAAGAGTAGAGGCCTTTGTCTATGACACCGGCGTAGGCGATTGATTACGCCGGTTCCCATCACTCATCCTATTTCCGACCTGGTTAAGAGAGTGTTTCACAGTTGACGTATTTGTATCAGTTCGGGCATTAGGCTATAAGACGCACCACTGGCAAACAGTGACGGTGGTATACCGTTCCATACCACTGCATACCGCCGTTTATATAGGATAGAAATAGCAATCACACACAACTTATCCGTAAAATATCTTCGTAAAAAAGGCGGGTCATTATGGTTCTAAATCAGACATTGGAGCTGTCCATGATACTGGACACAGACCACTTTCAAAGGCTCTTTACCAGCAAGAGCGTATACTTGAAAGAGCTTGATGATGAGTATCTCGACACTTCCCTGGCAACAAAGGGACTTACCATCATCTACCGAGACAGCCGCTATAAAAAGAAAATTCGAGTTCTCGTTAATGCTGGCATGGTCGTGAATGACCTGTCTAACACTGACAAGCTGCTCCATAAACTGGATAAGCGTATTGGTGGATACTTCGATCACAAGTACACGCTGAATAATTTCACTTTGTCCGGTGTGACCTTTACTGTTGACATAGACGTTGGCAGTCATGAAAAGGTATTGGACTACTTAAAAGGCATAAAGAGGGTTGGCAGAGTCAAAGGCTTTTCCCCTGTCAGCTATGATTGTTTTGACGAAAAGGCCAGCTTCTGTCTGAGCGGCAACAGCAACGACACGGATTTTCTTTTGTATGATCTGGAGAAGGCCACCATAGATCAACTACGGAATGCAGATGCAGGACGGAAGCAGCTACAATCAGTGAGTGAACGGATCAAGGGAATCCTCCGAGCAGAGATACGGCTGACAAAGCCAAAGGCCATCCGGGAGTACGCAGATGCAACCGATACATCCGGCCAGATCGTTGAGATGATGAAGAACAGCACCGATGCCTTCATGGGCACGTTCACACGGGTGGTTCCCTTCGGGGATTTCTACAAGATGGATGCCGCTGTCGAGATCGTCCGTAGCGAGGTCAAGGACAGTATCATGCGGAGAAGAATGTTGCGGCTCCTTGCCCTGATCCCGGAGAAAAAGTCTCTCCACCTTGCTCAGAAAGAGATGAACTGTCGGGATGTGGATAAAGTGATGGAAGCCTTTGCTCAGATTCACCTGTCGCCCGTCACCATCAGCAAGCGGCATGAGGTCAAGCACTTGGATAACCTATATTCCTACTTTCTAAAATGATGATCGCGGCGATTGACGAGAAGATTGCAAAGACGCAGACAGAGGTTGAACTTCTGGAAGCTCAGATGCAAAAGCTCCTACATCCCGTCAACATGCAAACAGTGATGGCGGCAGCAAAGGAAGCCGGACTTACACCGGAAGAGATTGGAGGGAAATTAGGATTGGAAGTCTGAGTGTGAGGGGCTGCGTGTGGGGCAGCCCCTCGTACTTGTTTTTAGTCAGAAATTGAGAAAACAGTTACCCCCTCTCCACTCATAGGGACAGATGATGCCACGAGATGTAGGGGCCGTTTTGACATGCTTATCTTATTATCTTATCAAATTATACTTTACATTTCTCAATATACATTATATAATTAGATTAAAGTATATTCTAAAAAGATAAGAGAACAAGATAACTCAAAGAAAACGGAGGGGTTGCATTGGACGACAGTGAATACCGTATCCTCAGAACGGACATCATCCACATTGTGTGTGACGAGCTTAATAAATTCCTTGGGTGCCACAGCGATGATGATAAGCACCTATATGAGTTAATGCTGCATATCAAGGATACAATAGCAAGCGGTTACACCTGGGATATGGAAAAGGTAAAAATCGTGTTGTCGGTGCTTCGGTTAAAGGAGCGAGACACTGTTCAGGAAATACAGTCTTTTCTTGAACAGTCTGGCTATGGCTGGCAGGGCGATACATATCAATTTTACAACAGGTGTCTTCACTTTGACCAGCGGTGCAGACGCAACCAGCTCATAGACAATGATGCAAATGCAACAGCTAAAGTGTTTTCAGATATGGATGACATTTTTCTCCATAAAGAATATGGGGCCGTCACCACCTATCTCTTTGGGTACTGTATCACTGCCCTGTTCAGCAGCTTGTTAAAAACTCAGCATAGGGGCATTCCCTATTTCCTTCAAATAGCTTGCAGACACAACTCAAATACATATAGACTGGTACATGAAGTAGTTCAGATATGCGATGTGAATGCGGGATTATTCGACAAATGCCAGGAATTTCACTACGCTGAATGTGACCATATTCACGCAACAATTTACCCTAAAAGCACATCAGAGAACTCGTTGGATAGCCTATTGTATTATCGAGACATTCCTGTGATTGTGGATGGATATGAAAATGAGAAACTATATATAGCCTTGCTCCGTGAGACAGCAAACATCCCTAACAGAACCAAGAGGCTTGACATCAAAGCCAAGTTCAAGGTGCTTCCAATTTTTCTATGTCCAGCGATTCAATCACAATTCCGCAACGTCCTTAATATGAATCTTACGGAGCTGGAGGTTGATGATGAGTATATCGATCTTATTTCCTCACGCAGACAGCAATTAGGCTCTTGGACATATGAGCTTGTGAGAGATGCAGAGAAATACTTTGATGCGGATAATTCAACTGCATACTCTTCTCTATCAGCTACACAAAAGATAGCTGAACGCCACAAATACGGAGGTAAGATTCCTCTATTATACGATCTTGATGACAGTATTGATCGTTTGCGGACAAAGTATGGAGGAAGGACAGAAGTCACTTCAAAAGACATAACTAACATCAGTTATCTGGCGTACTTCTTTTCACACTTTATGAAGGTTTTCGAGCGTTCTATACGGCTATCTGAGGGAACGGAGTTTGCATATAGAGCGCAATATCGGAAACACAATCCAAGAGAGTTGGTGAAGAAAATAGCAGATGAGGCTGTTGATGCTCTGTTCAAACTTCATGCTGCATATGCGCCAACACAACTGGAAACCATCAACATTGATACAGGTTTTTCTGATGCAACGGAGAAGAAACGTATTAACCGGAAAGGCACAGCATACGCTAAAGACATCATAAAATACTATCAAAGCTATAAGGTTTCCATAGCGATAGCGCCGGAGGCTGAATACAGGGATGGCAGATATGTCTTTTCAGTTAAGTTGCTGCCTGGAACAGACGGGAAATTGATTAGCCGATTTGCGGAGGAGGTCAGGAGATTATTAGAAGTGGAGATTCTCACTCCTGATGTAACGCCCCATTCAATAAAGCTGATTGTCTCTGAACAGCCTCTGAAAGAGAATAGCCTGATTAAGATATTGGAAAGTCAGGATTTCAAAGAAAGCCAGATGGAAATACCATATGCCGTTGGCTATGATATGATGGGTGAGATGGTTATTGCAGATGTCGCACAATTCCCCCATCTACTGATAGGAGGCACCACGAAGTCTGGTAAATCAAGCGCCTTGTTCAGCTTGATAATGAGCATTGTCTATCAACAGCCACCTGATAAGGTAAAGCTGCTGCTATTTGATTTTGGTGCATCTGATCTTAAGATGTTCGATAAAGTTCCACATATGTTGCAGCCCACTATAAGAGTACATGAGATTGAACGGGGACGCCAATATATATCGTGGCTCCAAAGGGAAATGGAAAACCGCCTAAAGAAGAAAGATTCATTTGATGAAAGAAAGTTCATTGAAGAGTGCAAACGCTGGCCATCCATCGTCTGTATTATCGATGAATTTCCAGCATTCATCCAGCAATTATCTTATGGGAGAGGAAATAAGAAGTCATCTGCTGTTATCGAAGACCTGCTGGCACGTGCCAGGAAGGTTAAGATTCATCTGGTATTAACAGCCCAGGACACAACCAAGGCCGGTACAGGAATTAAAAATACTAATCTGGCTGCGGGCATTGCCTTTAGATGTACTAACTGGCACACCTCAAAGGTGATAATCGGTGAATCTGATGCTGTGAATTTATTTGGGAAAGGGGCGATGTACTTTAGATGTGACCAGTATGAGGGCCTTAGAAGATTACAAGGTTCATTTATGCCCACCGAAGAAATCATAGATATGCTCGATGCCATGGATTTTAGTCAGATCAGTGCTGGGAAGCAGTATGATGAGGTCCAACTAGGAAGCGAAACATTGTTTGAAAACACTCAATTAGGAAGCTCCCTGATTACTTGCGATACTGAAATAGAAGCCGACCTTGATAAGCAGCGTTTCATCGAGATTGTCATGTGGATGCGTGATGATAAGAAGGAGAAAATTTCTAATAAACAGCTCAAAGACAAATTTGAGATGGGGTATGATAGGGCAAATAGATTCCTTCAGATGCTAGAAGATGCCGGAATTATATCGGAACAGAAGAAGGGAACAAAGTTACCTAGGACTGTGAATCAGGATAAGCTAGAGGAATTTTTGAATAGTCATAGGTACACAAGTGATGTTACCGAGGACGCATCAAATCAGGGGTTGGATTTATTTGATATACCGACCGATACTGAGTCAGCACAAGATCATGACATAGAAGTCCCTGATAGGCCTTCAGATGCCCAAGAGCGACTTCTATCCCCTGCTGTGTCTCAATCCAAACAGCCTAAATCAAACTTCAGTAATATAACGAGGATGTCAGACCGTAAAAAGTTCAGAAAAAAGCCTTTCCATTAAGGACATCTTCCAACAGGTCAACGGTATTGGAGGCAAGCGATTCTATTCTATCAAACTCAGCAATTTAATGTAAGGCGACAGTACGATGAAGGGGTAGGGATGTGGTCCCTACCCTTTTTTGCCGCCGTATTTTATAATGGAGCGTAGTTCATCTATTATCACTGAACTGGTAAATATGGAAATATAAGGCAGACATGCTCTACAATTCGCTGGCCGCATATTGGTCAGCTCCCGTATCCTCCGCCATACCAACGGGGAGCCAGCAGATATAAGCTGGTTAGCAGCCCACACCACTTCCCTGGCCCAATACTGTTCCTGTGATTCCTCGTGCCGCCGTATCTCAGCCAAGCATTGTGGCAGATACAGGGAGATTTTCTTACTGGATAGATGTAACATCCGCTCGACAGCGAACACCGTAACCCGTCGTGGTCTGGTGGTTCCATCACCCTGTAGTTGCCTGATCGCATCCTTCACCAGAGGGAGAGTATCATTGTCGATCTTCTCCCAGTCCTGGGGCTTGGCTCCGCTCTTCAAGGGAACTTTCGGTGACTTATGGTACGTCCCATACCGCTGCTCACCTATGGCCTTGACGGTATTATAGGACGCATTTAGCTGCCTGGAAATCTCTGGGTACTTCAAGCCTTCATCGTGTAGCCGATAGACCTCTTCATCGAATAGTTGCTGCTGGGACTTCTCCGGCAGCTTCATATTGACCAGATCAGCGACAGGGACACCCAGGAACATAGCCAGCATACAGACTTCACAGGAGTTTATCCTATCATTGGTCAGCACCTTTTGTATCTGCCATAGCTTGGTAAACCAGTTGCCCGGTAGTTCCCGATAGAACTCCAAGAAGTCAGAGTGCAACAGCTTGATATTCCTCTGCTCTCCCCGGACAGACCGATACTTTGTGTTCGCCATGCGGGAATAAAGGAACTGCCCCACGGCAACATCCGACTGCATATCAACATCAGATTGAACAACCTCGGTCATATAGACAGCTAGACGGCGTTCGAGCTCAGAGGCCATTACCACCACATCTGATGCAGGGATAACTTCTTCCGCCGATCTCAGCATGGGCGGCATCTTCCCGCTGATAACGATACTGCTGTCAACGAGATAGCATCCATGCACCGGACACGCAGCCAGCCCGATCATCTGGGGGGTACGATGCCAATAGGTTTCTCCGTACTCCTGCCTGTCCTGTTCAGCACACATGGGACAGTACCGCAAGCACCTATCAGAATTACCTTTCCGGGTAGGAATTGGCAGTAGGTTATGATAGTTCCCCTGCATGGATACCAGAGCCTGGAAAGCCCGTTGCCTGCGCTCCAAGGGCAGGAACCTCCCGTAGTAGGAGAACATGGTGTGCTTCATCACCACATCCTCCATTGTCGTATCCTTGTTAATCATCCGCAGAGCATCAGGAGTAAACACGTTGAGGAAGTTCATATCAGGCCGCACCGTCTTTGATACATACAGCTCCTCGGCGGCATAGGTGTAGGCCATGTATCCAGACTTGGTGTAGTACCTGGCTAACTGGCTGTAGAGCAATTCGTCAGGATACGCCGCAGGAAAGTAGGAGATCATACCGCTACCTCCACCACAGGCAGATGATTCTTCAACAGCTCCACGATGTCAACGCCCTCGGTTTTGGCCTGAGATACCAGACCAGCAATCGTAAACTCTCCACACTCTTCACTATCAGGAAGGCTCATACCCACAGTAGACATCTTGCGCTTGGCCTTGGAAGTCTGTTTCTTCTGTTCTGGCTGGATGAACCCGTGGAGCATAGATAATCTTTGTTGGTAGGCTTCATTCAGCGATTCCAGGTTTAAGACCTCTCTGCTGTTGAGAATGGCGATCTCCTGAGCATCGTGGATAAGGGACACCACCACCGAGATATTTCCCGACGTATGCTCATAGAGCCACGTCATAACCGCATCTGTGATCTCTGTCCTCCACTTCACATACTGGTAGGAATATAGGACTTCACAGAACGTCTTGAAGTCCTCCCCATACCCCATCACATCATACCGCAGGCCCAATGATCTCCGGGCAAGCTGCATAGCCTGTTCAAAGAACACAGCACTCTCAGGCGTACCCACCATACAGGTTGAAATACCGCTATTGTTGATAAGCTGAGTGAGCATCCCCACAAGGCTTTTGCCATGCTTGCTGTTGCACACGTTCTGAATCTCGTCTACCACCAGCAGGCCGATGTGGTTCAACGCCACCTGACTGACGCTCCCAATTAACATATCCGTTGTAGCCCTGGCTCTCAATGCGTTCTGATAATAGTTGCTGTCGATAGCCTCGTCAACCTTCCGCAGCACTTCCAGTAGCAAGCCTTTCACAGAAGAATCAAAGGGACACTGGACACAGATGCAGGGGATGATCTTGGTGTAGGGATTCTCCACCTCAATGATTCGCCCCTCGGTAATCAGGGTAATTGCCCTGCTGATAGCCGAACTCTTACCTATGCCAGAGGCCCCAATGATGGTGAAACTGTCGGAACCACCCATGATGCCACTGTACTCCTGCTGCATGATGGCTTTGAAATTCTGATTCTGCTGCTGGACTGCCAGCTTCGTACCCTTCTTCTGCAACGACCGTATCAGCGCCAAGTATAGCTTACTGTAAATTTCCAAAGACATCTGAGAGGGGACATACACCCGGTAGAGGTCAGATAGAGCCATGAGCCGGACAGGAGTTTCGGCATCACAGATAGCTGCGTCATACTCTGGCAGCACTTCTAAGGCAGACAGCAACTCGCTCCCGGACTTCATCGGTGGCAGGATATGGATAATGTCTGTAAAATCACTCACGGCTCGTTCCCTCCTTCATGTAGTCCCGATGGCGTTTAGTCTGTTCCTGCCTCCTGGTGCTGCGGATATTTTTCATGTGAACATCACTACGGCCAGCGCCACTACCTACGATGGCTTCTATATGCTGGGCAAGGTTGATTTGAGCCTGTAGGTTATACTTAACTTCACCTCTGGCAATGTCCCTCTGGCTGGTCTGTAGTTCCTGTACTGCCGTAAGGTCTTTGCCTTGATAACGAGATTCTATAACGATGAACTCTGTATAGATACCATCTTCAAGCGCCCATACGGAGGACACGTCTTCTGGATTGTAGGCCACAGTCACATCACCGCCGGATAGGTACTGCTCTGTGTACCCCTCACGGTGATACCGGAGCTTGTTGACCTTCAATCCTGACCTGCTGAATCTCCCGGTAGTCCTCGGCAGCAATGTCAGCATCAGCTCTCTTTTCCCAATTTCAATGAGATTGGCCCCAATTTGGGATTTTCCCCAATTCCAGATTTGGGAAGCGTAGGGCTTCACCTGAGCGGCGATCATGTTCTCGGTATAGGGGAAACTCTCGACTATCCGTTGAGAGTTGTAGTAGATGATACAGTGCAGTACGATCTTCTCAAAGTCAGTCATGGTCAGACAGGCATCTTTCCGGTAGTCGTGCGCTCCTCGCTCCTGATAGTCAGGCTCAATAACTCCCTTACCCTTCAAGTGCTTCTTGTAACTCTCCTGCATCAGATCGAAGAATTTCTCTATCAGCCCCTTCAACTCTGGCCTGTAAGATGGAAGATTGACCACCTTGACACCCAGCTCTGCGATTTGCTCAAAGTTCCCTGATGTATACTCACTTCCCATATCGGTGATGAATGTAGCTGGAAGCATATCACAGTCCCAGTCCTCACGATGGATGGAGATACCGAACCGATTACACCAATCCACCTTATCAGCCACGATGTTGAGCATCAGTCCCCGGAGACTATACACTCCGCCTTCCCATGACAACGAGTATCCACAACATAGGCCACTGTAGGCATCGACACAGGCTGTCAAGATAGGTCTACCCACCAGACTTCCAGTGTCATTGACAAGATAGATGTCGCAGACCGTAGCATCAAACATCCCCACACCAACAGCAGGTGCAAATTCCTGTACCCCGTCACCAGTCAAAGGACGATTGTTCCTCTGGTAATTCTTCAAACCATCACGGGAGATGTAGAAGTTCTGGAGGTTCCTGGTCTTACGATAGAAGTACCGGAACTGATAGAAGGACGGGTACTCTTCTGCCAGTACCCCCAGGGCATCACAGTACTTCTCTTTGAGCATCATTGTGTAGGCTGTCATGAGAGATTGTTTCTTCGTGGTGTAGAAGAACTTATTTAACGCCCAGCGGATGTTCTTCTCGTCCTGGGTCAACGCTCGATCATCCTCCCGATGCTTGGGAGCAAGAGCAGCCACATCCAGGTAGGACAGATACAGACAGAGATAGCTTCTGACCGTCTGCTTTGATACGCCGTACTCCTCGGACACAGAGCAGATCAACCGAGAACGCATCCAATTATCAGCCACGAAGGACAGGATAGGAGCTATCATCGTGTACCGCTCATACATGGTTTTCCTTTGGTCGACATCGAGAGCATCAACATCGGATAGAACAACTCCCGTAGCCTCAGACAGCTCACCACTGGTACACTCGGAGTAGGATTCCAGCTCCGCAACATCCACCCAGACAGGCATCGTCCTCTTGATGCAGTCGATCACCAGAGCCCTGTCACCCTGCACTCCCAGCACTCGGATGATACTGTCACCAGACCGAAGCAGATCATACTTCTTCATCAATGACCACCCCCCAGTCTGTGACCCCGTGCCTGAGCCAGTAGTCCCTGGAAGCGTCCAACAGCTTCACTGTCAGAGGCTTCATCAGGAACTTTCTGAACACACACTCCCGCACCATCAGATCACCGTTGGCTTTGGTGCATACGAAGTCAGATGTGTACTCGCCAACCTCCAGCCCATCCAGCAGGACATTACATTTGATCTCCTTGATTTCGTCCGATGCTTGCAGCAGGTCGGCATAGGCATACTGGACAGCATCATACGTCCTGCACACCTCAGAGCACTTGCCAATCACCCGTTTCTCGCACCGCCCCTTGAAGTTCTTCTTTCTCATGCTTGCAGTCCTCCCCTGGGGGAACACTCTGCCAGTTCCCCAAAAGCAATCCCCAAAAACGAAGTCAGCCTACTTTTGGGGAATTGGGGCTTGCGCTTTTGGGATAGCTGGATTGCTCAAAGCCCCTGACAGCAAGGCTTTCAAGCCTGTTGCCATTTCCCCAAAAACCTAATCTGGGAATATCACCATGTCGTAGGGCAATGTGATTTATCCTGTTTGGGGCAAAGTGTTTTATTCTCCCCTCCTAGCGTCGGGGACGCCCCT